CTTATATATGCAACTTTATCTGCATCTTTATTGTCACTAAACGCTTTGTTTCCTAGTGCTTTACACCAGATTTTCCAATAACTACTCACTTCTTTTTTCTGCATTGATTATCTACGTCCATTTTCTTTTGTAAGAAGTATCTCCATCTGCATATCTGTGATTAATTTCGCTGTGATGTTGTTCATCTGCTCTTACTTTCTTAATTAGATCACTTAACTTTGCATCTGGCTTCATTTTATAATAATCTATTGCTAATTGCGGTGCTGGAACATTTTCTACTTCACCTCGTTCTACAATATCCAAGTAATCCGTATAACTTTTTACTGCTTCTTCTTCAAAGTAACCAATCATCCTGTGTGCTGTCTTATAACTTACTATATACAGAATTATATAAAATATCATAAAAATTAATTGTGCAGACAAAACCAATAGTCTTTCAAATATATTAGGTTTAGCAATTGTAATAAAAAACATTAAATGCATTCGTTCATTTTCTGCTTCTGCTAACATTTCTCTAATGTCAGGCCCCCAACCAGTTTTCATTTTTCGCAGACTTTTAAAATGCAACCACATACCAGCAACCATGCCCGGCACCCCTGCTACAGTTTCTAACACTATTGCTCTATGTCCATAGCGTTTGGCAAAGAATGTGTCTGCCATGAAACGGAAAAACTTTGTCATTGACATTGCAAACCAATCTCTCATCACTTCTTTTTTCTGCATTGATTTTTTATATCCCATTCACCTAAAAGAACTCCAGCTGGTTTTACTACAACATTTCTGAAAACTCCCCAAAGTTTGATAAATTCTTTTTGGGCCTCTGTTTTTTCTTTGTTGTTATTTTTTTTCAAATCGTTTTTCCATTATACACACATATATAAGTATAATTGGCAGTACGCAAAGTATTAAACATAGAGATATAACTTTAAAAACTAAACTAATAATTGTTCTTATCATTTTTTTGATCTGTAATCTACGATTGCAGCTTTAATTGCATCTTCTGCAAGTACTGAACAATGAATTTTTACAGGAGGTAAGGCAAGTTCATTTGCAATTTGAGTATTCTTAATGACTGAAGCCTCATCTAAGGTTTTACCCTTAACCCACTCTGTTAACAAAGAACTAGATGCAATAGCACTACCACACCCATAAGTCTTAAATTTTGCATCAACAATAATACCAGATTCTACTTTTATTTGTAATTTCATTACATCACCACAAGCTGGAGCGCCAACCATTCCTGTGCCAATATTATCAACACTTGGGTCAAACTTACCCACATTTCGTGGATTTTCGTAGTGATCTAGCACCTTGTCGCTGTATGCCACTAAGTTCTACCTACTTGTTTAGTTAAAGTGTAATTTTCTGCAAAAACTTCAGCTTCTTCTTTTGAAGAGCAAGAACCAACAAGCATATCACCCCACAATACTTCAAACAATATACTATTGTTGGGCCCTTTAGAGCTTTTAACTTTTGCTACAGGGGTTGATTGCTCTCGTCCATATTCAGTTAACAGTTCCATTCAATATCTCCTTATTTACAACTTAGGTGCATCTGGGTTATTTTTAAATTCATCTGGGTCAACAAGTTGTGACCATTTAGATAATTTTTGACGTTTATCATCAATGCGGTCTTCTATTTCTGTGTGAGATATTACATCCCATTCTGCCATTAACATAATCATACACATAACATCGCCTATCTCACTTTTAAGATTAGCTATTTCCATAGTATCGCCATACAATTCATTTCTTCGTAGAAGTTTGGAACAAGCTTGTATTAACTCACCACATTCTTCCATTGTAATTACTAGAAGCTCTTGACGAGCATCTAGTTTATTCATATCTGTTGCCATTTTTACCTCAATCCTTAACTTTATACATCATACACTAATATTTGGTAGTTGTCAATGATTAAATTGGTTAAATATAAACAAAGCTAAACAAACCGAGAAAAATATCAATGCAGGAAATTCCATAATCACTCCACAAAAAAACTTCTATTTTTAATATGTTCTTCTTCAATCGACTCTTTAGATTGACCATAATATGCTACTGCATGGTGTTCGTCAATCATATTTTCATTGAGAATACTTCCATCTTTCATTTTAAACTTTCCAAGTATTCTACCATACTTACCCTTACCATCTTTACAAGTAATAAGTGTTTGGGTAGAACCTAGAGGCATATGAGATTGTACATACTCTTTTGCCATCAGTCCAAATTTCTTTTCTGTCAAATCTCTGGTTCTGGACTCTGGTGTGTCGATACCATAAAAGCGTATTCTTTGCTTATGAAGCCAACAACCAAAACCTAAGTCGATATCAACATCTGTTGTATCACCATCAATAACTTTAACTATCTTACATTTATATTCGTACATTTCTTTTCCTATTATACTGCAAAACTCTCACCGCAACCACATGATGCAATGACATTTGGATTTCTGACAATTAAAGATGATCCACCAAATTCTTCTACCCAATGAATTTCACAACCTTCAATGAAAGAATCAGCTAAGTTATCAACAACTAAAATGTCGTCAAACAAAGTACCATTTGTATCATCATCTACTAAATCCCATTTATATTGATAACCAGAGCAACCGCCACCTTCAATGGACACTCTAGCATATCGACCATGCAGACCTAATCCGATCATGGAATCTAAATATTGTTTTGCTTCTTCAGTTATACTGACCACAGTTCCCAACCTTTAGATGTGCATTTATACTTATTAGACCCAATTAATACAAAATCGTTTAAAGATGTGCTTCGACAAGTTTTTTTAGATCCTAAATAATTAACATCATCTCTAATATACCAAGCATCACTAATGCTATTAGTCAAGCGAAAGGCAAGTTCACACTTTTCTATGTCAGTTAATTTTTTATCAACATCAAGAGTTGCAACTGTTTGTGGTTCTGATTCAAATGCAGAGTGAATAACTGTAATAGTTTCCATAAAATTCTTTCCGTAAGTTTTTACCAGACTACTTAGCATCAAGCAGCCCCCCAATAACATGGTTGTACAGCCAAACATTTATATTCTTTATCCCACTTACCAATATTGATATCAGTATAATGTGATCTATGAAAATAATCAGTCATTGCATCATCATTATTGAAATATGATGGGCCTTGCATTGCATCTAACAACTGTTGTAGAAAGTCTAATGCATCTCCTGACCAATGTTTGTCCAGATGATACTCGTTAACTTCAGGCATAAAACCACCCATTTGAGTTGTATGCGTGGCGTCTTTTGCAAAGTCAATGTAACCTTCTTTGATGTTGACAACTAAAGTGCTGTAATTACGAACTGCAATGGTTGCTTTCACATTATATCTTTTAAGAACTGCTTTGATTGCAGGAGTTAACTCTTTTTTGTCTTCTTGACTAATGTAAGCCATAATTTAATCTCTCTCTTTTTTGATTTTGTATAACCATTATGACATACTAATCAACAAAAGTCAAGTCTTTTCGAGCTTTATTTTCGTTTTTTCTTCGATAATTCGTTTGCAACCCATTGTTTTCCTAATGGATTTGATATTTTTGCTAGTGCAAGCGATTTTATCTGTTTATATACAGGAGTCATTACATCTTCATCTGTATCATTGTTGTCTACTACGACAAAGTTTTGTCTGAAATACTGACTAAACTTACCAATATTGGACTGTACATCTTTCCAAGACTTAATTACAAGTGATTCTGGTACACTACGACTGCGTCTTTTATTTCTTTCAAGTGCAGTATCTAAAGATGTATTTACGAAAATCATATGAACATCGTAACCAAGTTGTTTTAACCTTGTTGCTTCATCTGAAATCTTCGCATAGTTTTTTCCTGTGCCGTCAATGATAAGACCAAGACGGCCTTCTACATAGTTTGATTTTTGTTTCTGAGTAATATTTTTTGCTTTAGCACGAACAGGGTCACGATCATATTTTTCTTCATCAGGCATTTTTAAGGACAAATTCGCATCTTTCAGATATTTCTCGAATGCTTTATCAGAGTTGACAATCTTTAGACCTAGACCGCCAGTAGTTTGTCTTACAACATAAGACTTACCACTGCCGGGCCCACCAGCAAGAAAGAATGCCTTTAATATATTAGGGTCGTATACGCCCTCTTGTAATTCGTTAAATGAAATCATTTTGTTCCTTTGTCCTTAATCCTGCTACCTAAGCGTAGTGTGTTTTCTTGTTCTGTATGTTTGGTTTTAATTTTTCTACAGTACTCAATAAATATTTATCCGTTTCTGAAATTAGTTCAACTCTCCTATCTCGATTTACAAAGTTTAATTTACGCATTTTTGATTTAGTTTTTTTCTGGGCCATTAAGCGCTCCTAATTAGATTGGGTTAAACATAACATATTTTATATGACTATAGACATCTCCTTTTAGTATGTAAGTTCTCTTATTGCACCTTCTTTGCCAAGAGGTTCTCCAGATTCCGAGCTTGGAGAATAACCTGTTGAAAATGAATCTTTTGCTGCTGTTAAATAAATTTCGTGTTTTTTAGTTGTTTGGTCAAAACTGTGTCTTAATGTAGTAATTAAATAAATACCAGTAAATTGTGGATCGTTTTTGTTTTTATGTGTTTTACCAGCTGTTGGAACTACAATGTTTATCATATCCCCTGCAGCAATTGTAGTGTTACCTGTTATTTTTAAACTAACACTCACACCAGCTCTCAATTCCATAAATTTTGCTTGTCTTTTTAATATTGATTCGTTAATTTTATCTGGTGTATAACGATATGATAAAGTTTCATTTGTGTGTTGTGTGTCATATACACCATCTGTATTTACTGGATGCAAATGTATTCTTGAATCAGAAAAATCTCCTACAGTGTTTCCTAAAGCATCAATTGAACCTGTTCCAAAAACTGGATTAGACTGTTCACCCTCAAGTCTAGGAAACTCGTTAAAATTATCAAAATGTTTGTATTCTTTAGACGAGTAAGTCTTATTATATATATTATATTCAATAGTTTTAGAACCCAACATTCCACCTTGAATGTTAGCTAACATATCATTATTTGAATTTACTTGAAAGTCTATTATTCTTAACATTTCTGTAAGTATTGATGCTTTTTTGCTTCCTTTCTCTAAGGGGCCTAGATCACTAGCAGAGTATGGGCCATGACTTGTACCTGTCATCATATGTTCTATAGTTTTAAAGTGAATGCCTTTAGTATTTTCAAAGAACATAAAATGAGGAGATTTATATTCTTTTGATATAGCTTCAGTTGCAAGAGTAGTTATAAATTTAAAAGGATGAACATTTGGTGAAACAACTTTTCTGATACCCTGAGTTGGTTCAACAAACACATTTTTGTTGGTGTTGATGTATCGTTCGTCTTTTAATACATTAACAACAATATTACTAATATCGTCTGTGTAACTTTTTGACACTCTGGTACGTTTATCTTTTAGTGCTTCTGGTGTAGTAAAACTAAGATTTATAAGTTGAGCATTAGAAGAAGCTTGGAACTTAGCAACTACTTTGTAAATACAAAATGTACTGTCAGTAAAGTCAATTTCTTGACCTTCTAAATTTGGTGTTGAAAGTTTCAATGACATAAATTCTTGACCAATGATTGGGCCATTAGCCGCGATGTTATGAACATCTAAAATGGTGATAGAACCAGATAGTGAAGTTGAAAATATACTTTCATATATGTCAATAGCTTGAACTGAGTTTTTTAAATCTAGAACACTACCAGAACTAGTTTTTATTAACAATTCTTTTACTTCATATTTTCCAGCATAATTAGTTGATGTAGTAACCGACATTAGATGGCTGATTCCTTAATTAAAGCTTCATGTTCTTCTACATATTGTTCTACATATTGAGGGTCTAACAATCTAATCTTTCTAAGTTCATTTTGTACAGACTGTTCATATTCTATATTAGTTACAATAGTTGAATTATTATAAAAGTCTAAGTCACCAGTGTATAATGCAGAGTTTGAATATACATTTATCTTGACACTAGTATCGCCTGATGTCTGTGCCTGTTCATAGTGGTGTGTACCATTAGGGTCATCATACTTATCATTCACATACTGTAAAAATTGACTAGTCGCCATAGGCCATTGATGATATCTGTCTGTGATGTTGTTCACTGACAATATTACCCAATGCAACTCTGGGTCATCATACATTTTATCTGCAAGAGCTTCTGGAGTTTCTCCATCTTTTACATCATAGGTATCAAATAACAATGTGTTTGCTTTTGCTTTCTCACGAATACCAGTTCGTCTAAGAATGTTTGTTACAACTTTAAAGTCACCTTGACCAGCTGAATCATATGGAATTTTAGGAAATTTATCAAAATACATATTAGAATCCTTGCTCTGCTTTTTCTCTGGTAACTAAATCTAATTCTTTAAAACTTAAAGTCATTGATGTTTCTACTGGAACTGCATCTGCGTGAGTCTTATATTTATCTCCACCATACTTAACATCCATATTTGTAAGTACACAAGTTCCTATTTTATTCAAATTCATATTTTCCTCACCAAGATGCATATATTGAATGTCAAATGTTGCAGGAGTTGTTAGTTGCATTGAAGCCGCATTTTTTATTTCTGGTAACATATACATTTTAAATGTCTTAACAATATTTTTTGCCATTTCAGCTTCTGCTGCACTTTTTGGCATCATTTTAAATTCGTATGAGAAATCCCTTTTAGGAATACCTTTAAATGCAAGTTCCATTCTAGGTGCTTTGATAAATCCTCTTTGCATTTCAAAGACTGCGTTTGAACCAGCAAAGCCGGGAATTAAATCAATTGCTGCCCCAGCTGCAGCAATTGAACCATCTCCTGCAGCACCAGCATTGTTTTTTAGACTAGAAATTACAGTGTCGACAACACCTTGACCAGCCATAATATCTTGAATTGCAGCTGCCCCTGCAGCTGAAGCTGTTCCTATTTCGGTATCTTGATAATCTGCACCATATTTTACATCAACACTTGGAGGCATGTACATACAGATAGATACTGGCATCCTTACAGTTGCTTTTCTTTTTATACTAAGAGAACTTTGTGACACTGATGCTTTTTTGGCAGGTTTGATACCTTTAAGATTAGCAATAGCTGCAGTAGCCCCATACGGATCCCTGTCTTGTCTTTTTCTAGATACAATATCAGACTTGCGATCTAAACTTTCGGTTTCAGCCATAGCTTGACGGACTCTATCATTATCAGGTAGAACTTCTAACCCAGCTTCAAATTTTTTGCGTGGATCTTGATAATCAATAACTTCATCTGATTGTTCGTTAACAAAAAATTGGATATAATGCCCCTGATTACCATTAGCACCAGTAGGGCCTTCCAAATCAAGAGGAAATGTTAAATTTTGAGTACTGTATTTACCCCCGACTGCATTAGCAACATCATTATTAGCACCACCTTTTTTACCACCTCGTATAGTATCTATGGCTGATTTTTTAAGAATACCAACGGCATTTTTAAAGACTCTGCCTGTTTGAGCTTCTGCAGCCCCACGAACGGCATTATAGATATTTTTTGCCATGTATAAATACTCCTGTGATTATAACTATTTATAAGATAAGTTAATGGCATACAGTGGAAAATACAATCCAATTAACCCTAAAAAGTATAAGGGTGACACATCTAAGGTAATATATCGTTCACTTTGGGAACGTAAACTTATGGTGTATTGTGATAATACCAAATCTGTACTAGAATGGGGTAGTGAAGAAGTTATCATACCCTATGTTTCGCCATGGGATGGAAAAGTGCATCGTTACTTTCCTGACTTCTATATGAAAGTTAAACAAGCTAGTGGTAAGACTAAAAAGTTTATTGTTGAAGTCAAACCAAAGTATCAATGTAAACCTCCAGTGTCAACACCAAAACGAAAAACCAAAAAGTGGATGAATGAAGTTAAAACTTGGGTCATTAATGAGGCAAAGTGGAAATCTGCAAATTTCTTCTGTGAGTCAAATGATATGGAATTTAAGATTTTTACTGAAGACCACCTTAACATTAAGTATAAATAGTAGTATGGCAAAGAAAAGCAAATATATTCAAAGTGTCGTAGACGCTGCGAAAGGTAGACCAAAATCTACTGATTGGTATCGTGCAAAAATTAAAGAGTTTGGAGAGCCAGGCGCCATGGATTTAATACGAGATGGAAAGCGTAATAATAGACCTTTCTATGGACGATTGAATATGTTTTTCTATGACCCAAAATACAAAAAGAAGTTACCTTACTATGATACATTTCCTTTGGTATTACCAATAGAAAGATATCCAGATGGATTTCTGGGTATCAACCTACACTATCTACCTATGAAGTTAAGACTTCAACTATTGGATAAATTGGTTGATTATAGTAATAATACTAGTTTTGATGAAAGTACAAGACTTGCAGTTGATTATAGTAAACTTAAAAAGATAAAAATACTTAAACCAACACTTAAACGATATCTTGCTGGACAAGTTAAGTCACAGTTCCGTAGGATAGATGCAGATGAGTTTACAGTTGCAACACTGTTACCTGTGCAGAGATTTAAGAAAGCATCAGCCTCAGAGGTTTATGCAGACAGTAGGAAAATGATCTAATGGCAGTCAACTTTAAAGGACTTCGAGATGCAGTAGCATTTGGTGCATTAAATGAATTTCTTGCAACTTTCAATAGTGGTGATGGTTATTCAAGACCAAACCGCTATGAAGTTGTGATGAAACCACCCTCTGGTACTTTGGGAAGTAATCAAGTAAGTTTATTTTCTCAACTTATGGGAGAAAAACACACAAACGACAGTAAAGCTGTTTCTCTTAGATGTGAAGCAATATCATTTCCCGGCCGTAACATGGACACCACACCAGATTCAAATCTGTATGGCCCTGAAAGAGAACTTGTAACTGGTTATAGTTTCCCAGACATTACTGCTACATTTCAATGTTCTTCTGATATGAGAGAAAAGTTATACTTTGAAACATGGCAAGGACTTACGTTTAACCAACAAGACTTTTCTCTGGGTTACTATGATGACTATACTGGTGAACTTGATATCGTTGCTTTAGACGAACAAGACAACAGAAGATATGGTGTTAGACTAAGAGAGTGTTTTCCTAAAGCTATTACTGAACAACCACTTTCATATGCAAATGGTGCTAGTTATCAAACTGTATCAATTACTTTTGCTTATCGTTTTTGGGAAAATATGGAAGATGAAGCAAATCCAGTACACAAACCTCTAGTAAACAGAGTAGCAGAAAATGCTGTAAGTACTGTATCAAGGTCTATTACTGCAAACTTACCAGCAGTACTACGCCGACTATAAAATTAAAATTTAAGGATGAAAAATTATGGCATTACCAAAACTCAATACCCCAACCTATGAATTGGAATTACCCTCAACAGGTGAGATTTTAAAATACAGACCATTTTTGGTAAAAGAACAAAAACTATTACTGATAGCTCAAGAATCTGGTGAAGAAAAACAAATTGCAAACGCAATGGGAGAATTAGTTAACTCATGTACCTTTGGTAAAGTTAATGCAAAGTCTGCTCCAATGTTTGATATTGAATACTTATTTTTAAAAATTAGAGGAAAATCTGTTGGAGAAAAAGTCAAATTAAATTTGATATGTCCAGACGATGGTAAAACAACAGTTCCATATGAATTAAATCTAGAAAATGTTGAATGTCAAGTACAAGATGACCATTCAAATGAAATTCAAATTAACGAAGACATTAAGATAGTTTTTAGATACCCACTCCTAAATGATTTGCAAAATGTAAAAGCAAGTGCTGGAGATTCTGAAAAAACATTTCATTTTATGGAATGTTGTATTGATTCAATTCACAGCGGTGATGATGTTTTTCAAAGAATAGACATAAAAGATAAGGAACTTTCAGATTTTATTGAACAATTTACAAACGAACAGTTTGAAAAGATAACACAGTTTTTTAACACTATGCCCAAATTGCGTCATGTAGTTAAAGTGACCAATCCAAAGACAAAGAAAAAGAATGAGATTCTTTTGGAGGGATTAGAAAGTTTTTTAGGGTAGGGCTATCCCACGATAGCCTACATAATTACTATAAAACTAACTTTGCACTGATGCAACACCATAAATATAGTTTGACAGAATTAGATAATATGATGCCGTGGGAAAGAGAAATATACCTTAATTTGTTGATGCAACATATTGAGGAAGAAAACAAGAGAATGAAACAAGAGCAGAAAGGATAAGTGTGATGACTAAAGAAGTAAAAAGTCACCATCCAGCAGATACAAATGGGGATGGTAAAGTATCAGATGAAGAACATGCAATGTTCCTAGAGTTCAAGAGAAAAGAACTTGAGGATAATGATGCAATGAGAGATGCTCAAAGGCAAATGACATGGTTTGCTTTATTTGGATTGTTACTATATCCATTTGCAGTAGTACTTGCATCATTGATAGGATTAGATGAAGCACAAAAAACACTAGGTAGTATGGCTCCAACATATTTTGTTGCTGTTGCTGGTATAGTTGCTGCGTTCTTTGGAACACAAGCATACGCTAAAAACAAATAAGGTAAATCTCAATGGCAGATTTTGATAAAGTAGTTGACAAACTAACGGAAACAAATAAAAGTCTTGCAGCTCTTGAATCTCAAGGTATTGCAGCTGGTGGTATAAAATCTATTATTGCTCAATCGTTGCCGGAAGTTGTAAATGAAAGAAATCTAGCAAAGAAAAGAGAAATCTTTGATGATAAAGAAAGAATAACTAAAGTTGATGATGAAGTTAAATTACTTACTGGCGAACAATCAAAAACAAATGATATATTACTGCAACAAGGCACCTTTCCATCATTTGCTGATCTTCAAGCAATGTTACCACCACCTGAAGGAGTTGAAAAAGCATTTGCTGTTGGTTTTGCCAATCTTGATTTTTCTAGTCTTAATTTTGGTAATTCAATCCCTAAGGGCAAACAAGAAGAAGATGCAAAGAGTGCCGCTCTGGTAGCAGAAAAACAACAAGCTTTACTTGAAAAAATATCAAATGGTATTATGGGTTTAAAAGAAAACGCAAAAGCAAAAGTAGCAGCTGCTGGTAAGGGTCTAATGGCATTACTTAAAGGAACACTTCTTGCTGGGTTTCTGTTTGCTTTTGGAAAATTCTTACAAAGCGAGACGTTTCAAAACTTGCTTGATTATATTAAGGATACCATAATCCCATTTTTCATAAAATTTAAAGATTTATTTATAGGCCTCGGTGTATTTTTGGTAGGTTTAAAAATTGCTCCAGTTATAATGGCCATTATTGCAAGTACTAAAGCCTTACAAGCGAAATACTTACTTGAAGGTAGTCTTCTAAAAGGTCTTAAAGTGGCAATGTTAGCGAAGCTTGCTGCCTTGAAAACATTACTTGTTCCACTTTTACCGATTATAGCAATAGCAGCTGGAATTACTGTACTTTTCTTTGCTATTAAATCTGCATTTACTGATTTTCAAAAGACTCTGGAAGAAACTGGTAGTGTTAGTGAAGCACTTAAAGTCGGTGCAGCTAAATTTCTGGGATTTATTCTAGGATTTATACCTGATTTGGTTCTCAAACTAGTCGGTTTTGTTGCTGGTTTATTTGGATTTGATGACTTTAAAGCAAAAGTTGGAAAACTTGATCCTATTCAATTTATAGCTGATGGTATAAAAAGTCTGTTTGATGCGATAGGAAACTTCTTCTCTGATATATTTAACTTTGACTACACAGGTTTTCTGAAGGGAATTCCCGGCGTTGGAAAAGTTTTGAGTTTTCTTGGAATGGGTGATGATTCTAAAGATCAACCACTTGAAGGAAGGGCAGAAGGTGGCTCAGTTGGAACAGGACAACCATATGTAGTTGGTGAAAGAGGTCAAGAGTTATTTGTTCCTAACCAGCCAGGCCAGATAGTTAACGCACAAAGAACCGCAGAAATGATGAAAGGTGGTAGTGGTGGTAATGGTGGTGGTAGTACATCAATTGTTGTGGCTCCAACCAATATTAGTTCATCTAACAGTTCATCTACTACATCTTCTGGTGTATCTTATATTGGTAATCCAGACCCAATCTTCCAAAGAGCATCATCTTACGCTATATAAAAAAAAGAGGTAGGATTTCTCCTACCTCTTAATCTACTACACTTTACCTTTATCCAGCAAGTTTTTGGAAGTAGTCCATAGTATCATCATCATCAGTTTTATCTACTTCAGATGTTGGAGTATTATCGACAGGTTTTGTATCAACTGTAGCATCAGCTACAGGTTCATCTTCCATCTTTTCAGCAACATTACCAACAGTAACAGAACCAGAAAGAACAGTATTAAGACGAGTCTTTAGTTCTTCATAAGACTTGAAGTTGGTTGATGCAGAATATTCTGCAAGACCATACTGTGTTTTCCATACTTCTTCAATCTGAGCATCATTATCAAAAATTGCAGATGGTTTTTCAAACTCAGATGAATCATAGTTCCAGTAACCAGCAACCTTACGAATTTTAAGTTTAAAGTTTGCACCTTCCCAAAAATCAAATGGGTTTACTGGTGATTCATCTTCAAACTCTGGTTGCATCGAAGCCATAATCTTATCAAAGATTTTCTTGCCGTAACGGAACAAGAATACTTTACCTTCATTCTCTGGATGTTTGCTGTCACTGACAACATATATGTTAGAGAAATATTGTAATTTTCTTTTCTGTTTACGAGCGATTTCTTTGTCAGATTCAATACCTGTATTCCAATATGCACTATTCATTTCTGAAACAGGATCTTTCTGTCCAATAGTAGTGAGAGAGTTCTCAATATACCATTGACCAGTAGGGCCTTGAAATGCATGGTTGTATACTTTAGCCCAAGGCATATCTTCACCTTCGACAGCTGGCAAGAAACGAATTACTGCATAACCATTACCAGACTTGTCTAGTTCAGGTTTCCATAATCTATCGTCTTTGTAAGACTTTTTTTCTTGAGGTGCGTTTTGCTTTTGTACTTCGCCAAGTAATTTATCTAGAGAATTGCTTCTCTTTAATTGATCTAATGACATTTAAGTCTCCTTATGTTAACGTATGTTTTTGTATAAATCATCGTATGTTAAATCTGTTCCAACCTTATAAAGTTTTACATCAGGAAATTCCTTTTGTAATATTTTAAATTGGTTATCCCAGTTAATCGTGTTAAGTCCACGACTTTCCTCAGGCAGATAATTCTTACTGCCCTTGTATATGTTATTTAGGTTTTCAGAATAACTACTACCATCAAACCCTAACATATACACTTCCTCTGCACCAGCCTTGCAAGCAAGATATAGTGCAGTATTTCCAGCAGACCACCCTCTAGGGTAATCTATCTTCATTACTTGGTCGTCTTTATCAACCCAAGTGATGTATAGTCCAATATCCTTTTCCATCTTCTGTCTTAAATCCTTTTCAACTAAATTTGGATTCTGTGACATTGCATCTAGGATATTGCTTTCAACTAGTTCTCTTGTTTTACCTTGAACTACACAATCTGTTTTAGACAGTCTTGCAGTTTCAAATATTGTACCATCACTATCAGCCCAACCCATTTTCATTAGACTTGCATCAAAGTTTGGTAAAACACTCCAATCAGTAAACCAACATTTATTTTTAAAAGCATACCCTGATTCGTATACT